CAACGACTCCTGTAACTGCATTAACTGCTGACATATCAGCACCCCACCAGAACAGACGCTTAAACTTGTGGCCTACTGCTAGGTCGTAGTTTTTCGTCTTGATGGAGCAAGTAAACGTCTCAGTCGTGGTGGCAGTATACTTCGGGAACAGAGAGAAGTATTTCTTCTCTCCTACGATACAGGAACCAGCAATGTAAATGTTTTCTGATAATCCAGATAAATCGCGCGGAATGACCTGGAAAGGTCCGAAGTAATTGTTACTGGTCCACCGACTCCAAGTACGGGTTCGGAGGTTAAACACGTAGACGTTATTGTAATATCGTACGACAATCCGTTCATCAACCACCTGCAAGAAGAAGAATTCAGAGTAGGTGCCAGGTCCAGTACCATCTAACTCGAAAGGCACCCGCTGATTGATGCGGTTAAAATCGTAGTTAATCATTTCGTAGACGTACCCGCGGTGGAACAAATATAACTGATTCTCGTACTCTCCAACAGCATAGCGGTTAACAGCACCAATCGTGCCAGAAATTTTACGAACGCTTCCACCGGCAGGGTCGCTGTCGAATGCAAAAACGTAGGTGCTCTGCTGCTTAAAGATTACGATATTGTCGTTGTAGACGATCAGCCTAGTGATTCCTTGACCATCACCAGAGTTGACGTCTAAAGAGTTTCCACCAGGCCACGTCGTTGCATCCAGAGAACTAGAAAAAACGACGCGAGACGCCAAAACAGTAGTGTCAAGAATTCCTCGCGTGACGTACATACGGTTCTTGTGAATAACTGCCGTGTATCCTCGCGGCATAGAACCGACTTCAGTATAAACACCAGCGGTAGGAGTCCACCATCCTGAATTTTTTGTAGAACCAGGAGTAGCGATAAACCAGAGTTTATCCTGCCACTGAAGCGCAACGAACGAAGTAGCGCCACTTACGATTTGGGTCCACGTGTTCGACGCCACTGTATAATACCAAAGAGCATTATCAGTAGAGCCGATGACATATGTCTGACCACTAAAGAACGCCACCCCGATTGTAATTACTCGACTATCTAATCCAGCCTGCGTTCCCTCTAACTTGACCGCAGGACGTGAAATGAGTGAACCATCAAGGTCCAACTCCATATTTAGAATGTCTACTAACTCGTTATCGTCAATCGCCGCGGGGTCGGAAAGTGTATTGAGACCACCGATAAATGGTCCAAACCGCAGCGGAGTCCCAGGCATTAGTAGTCCTCAGCGAGAACAGTAATGACAGGATAAGTGTTCTTTGACGTCCACTTCTCGTCATTGGCAAGGGACGAAAGATCACTATTCACCTGGCCTGCTTTTGTCTGACTAGCCTGCCAATCCTCGTCTAACTCATACGCCTTTTGCAAACAGTAGTTTACAATGATATTATGGTACTTAGCATCTAACTCAGGCGTGTCATTGATAGACGTGACAGTCGTAGCAAACCGGCTGTAGTATAACTTAATCGTTCCTACAGCCGAAGGAATTGGCCAGAAATTAAGTGTCTCAGCCCAAACCCAAAAGAATAAAGGCTCATTAGCCTGAGACGAACCAGACGTATTTCCAATGTTAGGAACGATTTCTTCGGCCTCACGCATTGATTTAACGTCAAGTCGCTTGTCGTTATACCAGACACTATAAAGAGTCTGAACATCAGCAGGAAGTGTAAATGTTGCGACACCAGCAACTGATGCTCCTGTAGCCGTGGCTTCTAAAACATCGTTTGCGCTGCAAATATCCCGCTGCGCGTCGTTAATCCACATAATGATATCAGAGTCCTGAATCTGGACTCCTGCCTCATCACCGAATGCACGCTTAACGCGGGTTCCGATTTCGGAGACTAACACTACTCAAACACCACCCCGCCATGCTTATAGGAATGCTTCGGGGACTTAAGAATACTCTTGGCTAAATCATCTTTCTCAGCCTGAATTTCCATCTGCTCTTTTAGCTTCATAGCCTGAACAGCGGCATTCATGGCATCTAACTTAGAGAGAACGTTGCCGTTTTTCTCGTCAGCCGCCCATAACTTAGCCAAGAGCCTCTCATCAACTTCATCTTCCTTGACAAACATAGCAACATACTGCTTACCGTGCTTAGTGTGAAGGACTGCAAACTCCTTACCCTCATCACCAGGAATTCGCTTATCCGGCGGAATCCACACTAGCAGAAGGTCAGGATCATACTCATTGATAATTTCAGCAACACGCTGATGTTTAACAGAAATAAAACCCTGCTCAGTCGCTAAGTAAGTCATTTCCTATCCTTACATGTAACGCTTCTGGACATTCACCGTAAGAGTGCCCGAAGCAGGGGCAACGGTTGCAGTATATACGCAACGAATAAGTCCCACGAAAGGCTTAGGCGTAGGCACGGCTGCAATTAAGTTTGTAGTAGCGGCAGCGGCTACAGCCGCACCGAGGTTATTCCAAGTAACACCATCAACAGACCACTGAACCTGAACGTTTCCAGCCTGGTTCAGAGAGTTAATGATTTCTAATTCGTAGTCAACGCAAGTGCTCACGTCAACGTTTGTGCCGTTGTGAGGGTTAGTGTCAGCAAAGAAAATTGCGCTGAGGGAAGCCTCACGAGTTGACGGCTGATTAAAAGCCATGCTTCCTCCTAGATAAATAGGAATGGGGGGCCAGGGGTGTCCTGACCCCCCAATTCACTATTAGCCCTCAGTGATATCGCTGATCTTAAAGTGGGTGTTACGGCGGTGAGTACCTAACTCCTGGTAAGAGAACATCGTGGCCTCGTAAGCATCGAAACCAACAACACGCTGCCACTTGGAGCCGTCGTAATCCATGAACGAGAAGTCCTCCTCGCGGAAAACCTTTAACTGCTTCTCGTCAATACCATACATCGTGTTGTCCTGGCAATCCACATCAACCACAACAGGAATATCACCGCGGTCAGTCGTGAACGTAAGGCCAGAGAAACCACCAGCAAACTCGGTGGTGCCCTGGTAACGACGCTGCTGAGAGAGAAGGTTAAAGTATGCGCGACGGACACCAAGGCCACAGAAAATAACCGACGGGGTTCCACCATTCTGGCGGCAACGGTCCGTGTTAAGAATCATAAGACCCTCAGACAGCGGACGGTTAGTACCAGAGTTGGAGTCAAGAATTGACTGCCACTTAACCTCAGTACCGGGGTTGATATTAAACAGAGTCGCGTTACCAACGATACCAGAAAGACCCGTGATTTCACGAGCACCCGCAGTATCAGTACCGCCACCGAGGTTACCGTTACCAGTACGGACAAGAACATCGGTCGCAACCGTGGACTGAGCCGCACCATCAAAAATAACCTGGAAGGTGGTGGTGTTGATAGAAAGAATCTGACGGTTGGACGCCTTTAACGTGGCCTGAGCCGCGTCATAAACATCAACCTGCATACCAATTTCGAGGTACTTGATCTGGTTGTTGTTCGCCGTGTTAAACGGGTTGTTGTTCAGCGCACCAGTACCAACGGCGTTCGCGGTAGAAAGAACACCGTTACCAGTACCGTAGACCTGACGGTTAAGGTCCTTGGCAAGATCCGCCTTCAGACCATTGATTTCCAGGTCCAGAGCAGAGGAGAAAGCCTGGAAGTTGGAATCCGCTAACTTTAACGTCTGCCCAGAAAGACGAACAATACCGTAAAGGTACTTCAGGTTAACACGGGCGGCAGCAGTACCCTGGTTTCCGGCAACAGGGAGAGCCTGAAGTTCGGTACGGGCACCAATACCAGAGTTGCGCTTGGTGTGAATCGGGAAAGTAACGTAACGTCCACCGACCTCAGAAGTAATACCCTCCGAAGAACGCTCGATACGACGTAACGCAACCACATCGTTATTTAACTGCTCCTGAATCTGACCCTCATAAATTTCCTTAAGGATCGCAGAAACAGTCGTCATAGTTGCTGGCATTTAATTTCTCCTACTAGGACTGTTGGGCTCTCCGCAGAGTATCTGCGACAAGAGCACGGGTATCTTTGGAATCAAGTTTACGAACGTCCTGAGAAGGTGCGACAACCCCGCCCTGAGAAATAATTCCCGGAGCCGGTGGACGACGAGAAGCCTCTAAAGCAGAATTAACAGTGGACTGGTACTCCTGAACAGCCTGAGGACCAGATAACCCACCGAGCATAAGACCGAGAACGACGCGCTCATTAAAGTCCCCAAACTGCTGCTTAAGGCCATTTAATTCTGCGTCGAGTGCTGAATCAGCCTCCTGAAAGGCGTTCTGCTCTGCGATCTGCTGACGCTCGGATAAAATAACTTCTGCTAACTGCTTAAAGCCTGCCTCTAACTGATCCACTCGGGGGTCAACGTAACCCTCCTCGCCGAATTGAGGCTGATACTGATTAGGGTCGGCTACAGGGGGAGTGTTTAATCCCCACTGATCCGCGAAAGCCTCCTGTAGCGCGTCATAAATAGCACGCGGGTCCTCGTTTAACTGCTGGTAGATTCCAAGAGCATACTCAATCGCAGCGGGATCAACACCGGCCTTGACGATCTGCTCGTAATTCTTATAAGGAGCGTACTCCTCATGAATCTGCTGGAATCGCTGAGTGACTCCCTTGTCCCATTCCTGAAGGACCGGAGTAACTGTACCGTGCAGCGAAGTTGGGAGAACATCTAAGAAAGGCTGCCAATTAGGATTGCCGCCTGAATCATTAGACTGGCCTGCGCCCTGGTCTACTACGCCCTCAATTACCGCTTCGCCAACAGGCTCAGATCCGGTAACATCGGCAGTTGTGTCGCTCATCTTATGACTGCTCCTTAAGCCTGGTCATAGATATTTATGAAGGACTAACATTTATCCGTAAATGTTAGGAGGACTAGGCGGCTTCGGAGGACCCTGTAACTTAGTAAGTCCACCAGTACCGCGATCGGGTCGGGGTGTTCCCTTTCCCATTAAACGACGACGAATTGCGTCAGACCTCACTGGACCAGAAAGATGTTCTGGATCCGTACCATTCTGAGGCTGACCATCACCGACGTAACCAGAGTATCCAGAATTCTGCTTTTTGTAGACTGAATACTGCATTAGATACTCGCTAATTCGTCAGCAGTACGAACAGCGTACTGCATATCATTCAGAGTCATCGCGTCAAGACGCGCGCTACTGTAGAACGTCGCGTCAATAGCAGCGAGACGAGTACGGAGTGCAGAAATGCTGTCCATGTTAAGCGGCGTGGTGAGCGAGTTAGTAGAAGCAATAACTGCTACAGCCGTACGACGCTTGTCAGGGATGCAAAATTCCTGCGTTCCAATCTGAACGTTAGCCATGTTTACCCTCCCGTCGGAAGTTGTCCGCCAGCAAATGCGGCGGGATCACCAGTTAAAGTATCTTGTGCTTGATTTGGCTGTCCTGGACTACTTCCGGGAGCAGGCTGACCACTTTGTGCATTCTGCTGTTGTCCACCAGGAGCCGCATTCGGATCCTGCATTTCGGGCGGCACAGCAGCGGGGTTTCCACCAGGCATGTAAGACTGCATGATACCGGCAACGTGAGACCGAACATGCAACTCAAATAACTGCTTGTGCTGATCCGAAAGACCCTCAAAAGCCTGGGACTTACGGAATTTATTGTGGACCTCAATATGCTTCTGGTGGTCATCGAACGTATTAACAGGAATCGGAGAATCGGGAGTAGGTACAGGCTGTCCAGTATTGGGATCCATAGGCTCACCAGTATTGGGATCAATAGGAAGCGACGCTAACTGATCGTTAAGCGAAAGGTACATATCAATTAACTTAGGATCAGTGGTCTGCATCCGAAGATTCTCTCGCTGAGCCTGACGCTCGTCAACACGTAATTCCTCGTACAGACGATTAACGCCACCTAACTCCATTAACTCTAAGCCCTTGTTCGGATCAATGAATCCCATTTTCATAAGATCCATGAGGAACGCCTGCTTAGCAGCCTTAGAAGTAGGAAGCGCAGAACCAGCCTGAACACGAATATCAGTGTTACCAGCAAGGTCAGAACCCTTTAAGACGAGAGTATCGAAAGAACCCGACGAACCTACGACGCGAACAGTACGCGGAGTGTCCCAAAACTGAATGGCGAAGGAAATTGCGTGCTTCGCCATTTTCTCAATTCCAGCC